GACAGTGATAAAGAGATATATAAAAAACATGGCTATGGCGAAGCTATAAAAAGGCTGATCATGTTTCGCCGCTCCGAATGTATCCAGCACATCGCCACGGGCAAGGCAAGCCAGAGCATCACGGGGTGGATTTTTCTGTCGAAACAACCGCGGTGGGGCGGTTTCCAGGACGTGCAAAGGACCGAAACGAAACAGTCCGGAACATTCACTGTATGCATTGCGGGACCGGACGGCCGGCCCTTGAAAGAGTGAATTTACAGAGTGAATAATATGCAAAGACCGCAAAGCATTGGAAACGCTAGCTTTTTGCTTTTCGGGAATTAAACAGAATATTTATTTTGTTTAATTGTTCTGCATTATCACCGGATCGGACTGCATAATCAATGCATAATCCAATATGCCCTGCGGTGCTGGCTGGCTGGCCACGGCTGGACCTGATTCCCCCGCCGGCGCTGCGCGGGGTGCCTGGTATGGTAGGATCGTTCCGGCTGGCACCACCCCCACCCCCACCCGGAAAAACGGGCGGCCCGCTCCACACCGGGCGTAGGTTATATATCACACTTACATGGATACTATATTCCAGAGACAAGAAGCTAATATTATATAGCTTACTGGGGAGGCTGTATGGATCGCAGACTGAGGAAGGCGACGGTGATAGACGGCTGGGCGTTATGTCCGGGGTGCCGGAAAAAGCTGGCACGGGTCTACTATGGGGCCTCCTGCAAAGGGGTAGAGCTTTTCTGCAAGAGCTGCCGTGAGTCGGCGGTATTGGAGCTGTAACAGAATACACGGCCTTTGAGCCACACGTAAGAGACCGGAGAGTCCATTGTCCCGATTGGGACGGTGGGCTCTTTTTCTTTTGCGGGGAAGGACGGCATGGGGAGACCGAGGAAGACTGCGGAGAGCGGGAGCGGGACGACGCTGGACTTAGGGCGGCTGAATCCGAAGCAGGTCCTGTTCTACAAGTCGAAGACGAAATACACGGCATACGGCGGAGCGCGGGGCGGCGGCAAGACGCACGTGATGCGGATCAAGGCTGTGATGGGCGCTCTGGAGCATCCGGGGATAAAGATACTCATCATCCGGCGGACGTATGCGGAATTACAGAGCAACCACATCGAGCCGATACTGGCATTGGGTCTGGAGCCGGCGCTGGGCGTGTACAACCGGCAATTGCACAAGCTGTACTTCCACAACGGCTCGACGATAACGTTCGGGCATTTCAACTCCTACGATTCGGCGTTCATGGAGTATCAGGGCCAGGAATTCGACTGGATATTCATGGACGAGGCGACGCAGTTCACGGAGAAGGAGTTCCGGTTGCTGGGCGGCTGTCTCCGAGGCGTCAACCAGATCCCGAAGCGGTTTTATCTTTCGTGCAACCCCGGCGGGGTCGGGCACCGGTGGGTGAAGCGTTTGTTCGTAGACCGGGACTTCAAGCAGAACAGCGAGAACCCGGAAGAGAACGAGGACCCGGAGGACTACTCCTTCATCCAGGCGACGGTGGACGACAACACGGCGCTGATGGAGTCGGAGGGCGGCCGGGAGTATCTGAAGAGTCTGAGCCAACTGCCGGAAAACATCCGTGCGGCGCACCGGTACGGCGACTGGAACGTGCTCAGCGGCAATTATTTCCCGGAGTTTTCGGAGGGCAAGCATGTTTGTGCTCCGTTTGCGATACCGCGATGGTGGCGGCGCTACCGGGCGTTCGACTACGGCCTTGATATGCTGGCGTGTTTCTGGTTCGCGGTGGACGAGTCGGGCCGGGCGTGGTGCTACCGGGAGCTTTACCAGAAGGATCTGGTGGTATCGGACGCGGCCCGGACGATCCTGGAGAACACCGGGGTCAACGAGAAGATAGACATCACGTTTGCCCCGCCGGACCTGTGGTCGCGGCAGAAGGACACGGGCAAGAGCATGGCGGAGCTGTTCATGGTGAGCGGACTGCCCATCGTGAAGGCGACGAACAACCGGGTCCAGGGCTGGCTGCAGGTGAAGGAATTCCTGAAGGACCAGGAGGACGGCAAGCCGGGGCTCATCTTCTTCAACAACTGCCGGCGCATCTGCGAGGAGCTGGCGGAGATCCAGACGGACGACAACAACCCCAACGACGTGGCGAAAGAGCCGCACGATATCTCGCATGGGCCAGACGGGATTCGCTATTTTGCGGTCAGCCGGTCGCTGCCGGGGGAGCCGGAAAAAGGGGTGCCGGAACCGGACGAAGAATTCACGGCGAACAAAACGGACTATGACTCCGCCATGACGGGCGGGGAAGCGGACGAAGGGTATCTGCTGTACTGAGGAGGACATGAATGTTCGGGATAGAGAAACTGATGGACATGGTGACGAGCCTGTCGCTTCGCGTGGCGCAGCTTGAAAGCCGTGTGAAGGATCTGGAGTTTCACGAAGCTTTGAACGTGAAGCCGGTGGAAGAGCCGAAGCCGGACCCGGCGCTGGAGCGGATAAACAAGCTGTTTGCCGAGGGTCTGGACAATCTTCTGTCTTATGAAGGGCGGAAGCAGGGGGAGGACGCAAATGCCGACGAATGACAGTCTCCGCCGGGAGATCATGAAGCAGTTCCAGCGCGGTCTGGACTTCAACCGCCGCATCGACCTGAACGACACGGTGGAGTGCAACGAAAACTTCTTCATCGGGAAGCAGTGGGAGGGCGTGCAGTCCAATGGATTGCCGAAGCCCGTGTTCAACTTCCTGAAGCGTGTGGTGCTGCACCAGGTGGCGAACATCATCTCCGACAACATCTCCATGAACGCCAAGCCTCTGGCGGCGGCGCCCAACGACAGGGAGATGGAGAAGCTGGCGGCCATCGTGAACGATGAGTTCGCCTCCATCATGGAACACAACAGAATTCCGAACCTGGCGCGTGAGTTCATGCGGAACGCTGCGGTGGACGGGGACGGGGCCACATACACATGGTGGGACCCGGACGTGCCGGTCAGCAAGGACGTGAAGGGCGCCATCCGGACGGAGGTCATCGAGAACACGCGCATCCTGTTCGGCAACCCGAATTCCCGGGACGTGCAGGGCCAGCCGTGGATCATCATCTTCCGGCGCGACTTCGTTGACGCGGTGCAGGATTATGCCAAAGCCCACGGCGGCGAGGCGGAGAAGGTCACCACGGACCAGGACGAGAACAACTCGCTGATGGAGTCCTATGTGGACGACCGGTGCACGGTGGTGCTCCGGCTGCGGAAGGACAAGAAGACCGGGACCGTCTGGGCGGCGGAGGTCACGAAGACCGCCGTGGTCCGGAAGGAATGGGACCTTGGCATCCGGCTGTACCCCATCACGTGGGTGCCTTGGGACTATGTGCAGGACAGCTACCACGGGCAGAGCCTCATCACGGGGCTGATCCCGAACCAGATCTACATCAACAAGATGTTCGCCATGGTGATGATCTCCACCATGACGACGGCGTACCCGAAGGTGGTGTACGACAAGACGCGCATCGCCAACTGGACGAACCAGGTGGGCGCGGCCATCGGGGTGAACGGCGGGGACATGAACAGCGTGGCGCGGATCATCGACCCGGCGCAGGTGAGCCCCCAGATATCCCAGTTCATCGACGCGACCATCAACTACACGCAGACGTTCACGGGCGCGACGGCGGCGGCGCTGGGCGACACCCGGCCGGACAATACGTCGGCCATCATCGCCCTGCAGCGGGCGGCGTCCATTCCGTCGGAGATCACGAAGCAGAATCTGTACCAGAGCATCGAGGACCTGGGCCGCATCTATCTGGAGTTCATGGCGGAATACTACGGCGAGCGTCCGGTGGACGTGAAGGCCGTGGAAATGATCGAGCCGGAGATGGCGCAGTTTGCGGGCATCCCGGCGGACGAGACCGTGGTGGTGGACTTCGACTTCTCAGTACTGAAGGACATCCCGATGAGCATGCGGCTGGACGTGGGCGCTTCGGCGTACTGGTCGGAGATCGCCAGCACGCAGACTTTGGACAACCTGCTGACGCAGGACAAGATCGACATCGTGGATTATCTGGAGCGCATCCCGGAGGGGTACATCTCCAAGCGTGCGGAGCTGATGGCGAAGTACAGCCAGCCCGCCGCTCCTGCCGCCCCGCCCATGCCGGAAATGATGCCGGGCATGGAAGGCGGAGACGGGCCGGACATGCCTCCCAGAGGAGGCGGACAGCTCATCGACACCGGGGCGAAGGAACCCATCCCCACCACGCGGGGATACAGCGAATTGCAGAGACAGGTCAACCGCACAGGTTTATCTGAATAAAACAAATCCGATACCCGCCGACCATAGCGGGAGAAAGGACGAATTATGGACGAGATCCAAGAGAGCGCCGTCAGCACCGACACCGACGACTGGGACGACATTTCGTATGACGATTTGACGCCGGAGTCGGAAGACGTGGTAGAGATGGGCGCGACCGCCGAGGAGCCGAAGGCAGACCAGCCGGAGGAAACCAAAGCGGAAGAGACCGCAGCGCCGGAGACCGAGGAAGCGCCGGAGCCGGAAGCTGAACCGAAGGCAGACCAGCCGTTCGTGCTGAAGCATCTGGACGAGGTGAAGGAGGTCAGCCGGGACGAGGTCATTGAACTTGCCCAGAAGGGCATGGACTATGACCGCATACGCGAGAAGTACAACGCCGGGAAGGAAGCCATCGAATGGCACGCCGCCAACAGGGACAGCGTGCGGTGGCTGGAGGAGATCGCCAAGGAACAGGGCATGACGTTCGGTCAGCTGGTGGACTCCACCAGAGCCCAGATCATGGCGAACCGGACCGGACAGCCTCTAAGCGTATGCCAGGGCATCGTGGCCAACGAACGGAAGGCTGCCGAGCTGGAGGCGGAGCGGAAGGCGCTGGAGAGCAAGACCAGCGAGAGCAACGCGGAAGCCGAGCGCAAGGCAAAGATGGAGGCCGACATCCAGGCTTTCACCGAGGCCTATCCGGAACAGGCCAGAGATCCCAAGTCCCTGCCGAAGGAGGTATGGGACGCCGTTCATAAGGGCGACACCCTGTTGAACGCCTACCGCGCCTGGGAGAACAAACAGCTCCGGGCGCAGTTGGAAAAAGAAAAGAAGGACGCGGAACGCCGCGCCCAGGAAGAAAAAAACAAGGCCCGCTCCACGGGCAGCCAGAGTACACAGGGCAAGAAGTCCGAGATGGACGCCTTTGACGCCCTCTGGTACGACGGCAACTGAATTCTGATCGTGGGGCGGGATGGGCATGAAAGGAGAAAAGAACTATGCCTACTGTCAATCTCGCTACCAAGTACGACGCGAAGCTGGACGAGCGGTATCGCCTCCAGTCCCGCACCGAGCGTTTCTGCGGCAACGCCTACAACTGGGAAGGCGCCAACGCCATCAAAGTCTGGACGCTGGAGTCCGCCGAGCTGAACGACTACAACTCCACCGCCAGCGCCAACCGTTTCGGCACCCCCTCCGAAGTGGATGATGAGATCAACACCTACACGCTGCAGAAGAAGCGCAGCTTCTCCAAGGTGTTCGACGTCACCCATGTGCAGGACCAGATGTTCGTCAAGAAAGCGAACGCCTACCTGAAGCAGATGTGGGACGAACGGTACGTCCCCGAAATCGACAAGTACCGCTTCAAGGCCTGGGCCGACGGCGCCGGCCAGGGTGCGCTGAACAGCACCCAGCTGGACAAGGACACCGTGCTGAAGCAGATCCTGCTGGCCCACGCCGCGCTGGACGACGCTTTTGTTCCCAGCGAGAACCGCGCCACCTTCGTGCGGTCCGACATCGCCGTGGAGACCGCGCTGGCCACCCAGCTGGCCCACAGCGACCAGTGGGTCGACAAGGCCATCATCCGCGGCAAGATCGGCGAGCTGAACGGCTCCCCGGTCATCAGCGTGCCCAAGTCCCTGTTCCCCACCGGACTGGAGTTCATGGTGAAGTACAAGGGCGCTTCCGCCGACCCCATGAAGCTGCGCATGCTCCGCGCCAACGACAACGCCCCCGGCTACGCCGGCACCCTGATGGAAGGCCTGGCCCGGTATGACAGCTTCGTGCTGGCTGCCAAGGCTGACGGCATCTTCTGCTACTTCCAGAGCGGGATGTCCCCGGCTGTCGTGAGCACCTCCAGCGGCGGCGCTGTGACGCTGACCGCCACCGGCGCGACCATCTACTACACCACCGACGGCAGCAACCCCAAGACCAGCTCCACCAAGGCCACCTACAGCACCACCGTTTCCGGCCTGACCACCGGACAGACCGTGCTGGCCTACAGCGCCAAGTCCGGCAGCATCAACTCCCCCATCTACAGCGTCACCGTGGCGTGATGCACCGGCGGGAGGAGGGCGTCCCCCTCCTCCCGTTTTTCAGAAAGGAGCCGTTTCATGGCAAAAACCTACAGCTCCGGCACGACCGGGATGGATATCTTCAACGCCGCCATCACGCTGATGGGCGAAATGTCCGACGACGGCGAGACCGATTGGGCGGACACCAAAGAGTATAAAGACCGAGCTCTCAACATCCTCAACACCTTGCGTGGGGAAGTTTATCAATACAGCGACACCTACCCCTCCGGCACGGAGGCGGCAAAATACCCCGGCAAGCGCCCGGTGTGCCCCGTCATGGGGAGTCTGGATGACGAGATCGGCATCGACGACACCCTTGCCCAGACGGTCCTTCCGTATGGGCTTGCGGCGCACTTGTTGTTGGATGAAAACGACAACATGGCGTCCTTCTTCCAGCAAAGGTATGAGGAGCTCCTGCGGCGGCTGGGTGCGAACGTCCCGGCGCAGTGGGAGAACATCGGCAACGCCTACGGCTACAACGTGGGCAGCGCCATCATCGAGTACGGACAATTCGGAAGCTGGTGAG